GGAGTACCAGCAGTTAAACTCTTCATAGTAAAATTATCGTTATTAACTGGTGTAATAATAAAAGGTATACCTAAGCCTTTGTATTGTGTTTTGCTAATTGCAAATGGCTCTTGCTCTATACCCTCTCCAGCAATACCATTTGAAGTAAATTTAATCGCACTTAAAGTTTGTCCGGAAGTAGGACTAGTAAAAGAAGATAAAGTAATATCAAAATTATTAGTATAATTATTATTTTTATATCCTTTTAAACTATTTGAAAATATGTTTTCTCTGTCTTTAAAAAATGAAATATTTATAGGTGTATCCTGTTCTTCTGTTCTAACATATATCTCTTTACTACCCGAACTACCAACATACACACTAGATAAACTTGAACTTAAACCGTAACTAATAGTACCATCTAAATTTAATCTAGCAAATATATCTTGTGAAGAAAGAGATATTTTATCTAACTCAACATATTCATAAGAAGATAAGGTAGGTAAGTAATTTCTTTCATATATAGAAAAGTATTTCTTTAATGAGTTAAACTTATTAGGAGGTAAATTGAAATAATTTTCAACATCACTACCTGAAACACTATAATATATATCTTGAAAATCTTGATAGAAAGGAGTCTGAGATGTAATCGTAATAGGTCCAGATATTTCGCTAGCAGATAAAACCAAAGCAGGTTTAGTAGCTGCAATATCTCCTGGCGGCATACTCAATGAAAATGTATTAGTTATATAATCTTTAATATGAACCGAATCACTATATGAAGCTAAAATAGAATTATTCTTACAGTCTCGTATAATCATACGTACTGTGTAATCACCTGGATACTCGTAGACGTGAGAACTACTTAAAGCATTTCCAAAACTACCGTCACCAAAATCAAAGGTAATCTTTTGGTTGTTTAATGGTATTTCTCTACTCTCATCTTCAGGTATACGTGCTTTAAAGGTAAGAGGAGTAATATCAAGATTATATGAAGATAGCTTAGCTTCTCCTTTATAATCTATGACATCAAAAATAGCATAGTCTGTTTTTATATTACTCATCTACAACTTTGATACGATTCGTTAAGGATAGTGGAGAATATAAGTACGGAAACTTAAAGTATGGTAAAGTAATATCTTGATTAACTAATGTTATATCACTTGTTTCGTACTGAGGATTAAATGTTAAAAAAGAAACAGTGTCTATATTAGCACCAGTAGATTCATTTTTTGTATATATTCTTTTTACTCCCTCTAATGAAAGTATATTATTGCTCAGTTCATTTAGATTAATGTTTTGACCTAATTTATTATTTGAAGGATCAAAAAACGATTTAATTAAATTAGCTGCTCTGCTACTTAAAGTATTTTTATTAATCTTGTTATTAAGCTCTCTAACTATATATAAACAGGTTTCATCTAATAAACTTAAATTTAAATCAGATGAATTAGTAAATCCTAAACCATAAGCCATATAAATAGGATCTCTTGGCACTACTGTATTAGAAACCATTTTTCTATCTTTACACGTATCAACAATTAAATTTTTAAAAGATTCTGAAAGATATGGAGGAAAGAATTTATCTTGAGTAACAGTAAACTTTGGCGCACAAAAAATATTAATGTTGTTGAAATCACATGCATCAGCAAAGTTAATTTGATTTATAAGCACTCTATTTACTTTATTAGGATCTACACAAATATCATAAAAATATTGTATATATTCATTTATATATGAATCATTATTTACTACAGATATACTGTTAAGTACGTTCGCTAAATTCTTTTCTAAAAATGATTCATAATCTGATTCATTAACTAATCTTAGTTGCGAAGAAAAAGCTTTAGGTGCATTCTTTCTTATTTCATCTACTGTTTCTTCATCTGAAAGAGAAGTAGAATTTTGAGGGTTGTTGATTTCTAATAAAGAAGAATTTGTGCCGTCAATGAATATTGTTTCATTTTTATTTGCAAATGTATCATTAAAGATCTGTCTCTGTCTTAAAGAATCGTATACAAACAATGCACCGCCATTTATTACGTTTTTACTTATAACGCCTTCAGTATTATCTGATTGAATATAATTAATAGAAACTATATCACCTGAATTTAATTTTTTTCCAAAAACTCCACTTCCAAATTTTATTTCGTAAAATCCGTTTTCGTTTAAACGCCTCTCATAAACTCTATCTGTAGAACTTGAAAGATACAAACTATCAACTTCTTTATAAAGATAGTATGTATTACTATCAACCTCCTTTACATAAACATCAATAGTATTATCAGCTATGAATTTTTCACTATTGTTATCAATTATATTCTTTACTACTATAGGTACTAATTCAAACTCTTCTCCTTGAGCGGTATAATCAGGATATTCTTTTATACTTCCTTGATATAAAATTACTGAATCGTTTAAACTTTTTAAAGTTTCACTTCCTGCTACAGTTTTATTAAAAGAATAATCATCAATAAAATTGTATTGAAATCCATCAGCTAAGAAGTAGGAATTTTTTCTTATAGTGTAATTTGCTATAGGCATATCAGCTGTACCTACTGCGTTAATAGGAACGATAGATGTTTGCTTACCAGCTGGCTTATAACCTATAAGCTTAACTATCTTGTTCATATTTTCATAGATAGAAGCTTGATCAAAATTTACTTCAGAAGCAGTATTATTTAGATAGAATAGTAAAACATGGTACGAATAGGCTATAATATCTATTACTGCCGCTAAATTACTACCATCATAATTTTGGTCAGTGAATTTTTCGTTCGTGTTAAGTCTATTTACTATGTAATCTTTTAAATTTACTGCATCAAAAGCTACATACGCGTTTTGTGGTAAATTGAATTCTAAAAATTCATTATCTTTATTGTTAGGAGTAGCCATAATTAAAATATAATATATCCGTTGTTATTTAATACCGATCTTACTGAGATCCCATATACATCTAAAGAAGGAACGTTTATTTGTAAGTTAATCCTATACTCATTATCGTCAGAATTAGGAATTACACTTACACCTTCTATTTCGACTCTAGGTTCCATTAAAGGTAATCTATTTTGTATATCATCTTTAATAGCAAATGCACTAAAATCACTTATAGGTTCAAATAGATATCTTCTTAAATCTAAACCAAATTCGGGACTTAATATCTTTTGACCTGGAGCAGTTAAAAAAATGTTAGCTATACTATTAAGAACAGCATTTTCATCATATAGACCTTGTGCATCTCTTAGTATAGTAGATTTATTAAACTGTTTATTGTAGAAAACAGAAGTTTCTAAATCTAAAAATAAATCTTTATAAAGATATCCTTGCTTTAGCGAATTACCATCTAAATTACTAACTGCAGTATCTGTTAATTTGATCAAGGCCATTTATTATATTTAATGTTGCATATGCTTATTAAGGAACTATAATATAATTAGATATGAAGATTAGAGGAAAGCTTGTTACTGAAGTAGACGTTGATCATAAAGATCTAGCTAACGCATTGAAACGAGCGATTTTTATTGAGCTTGATCTACCTCGTTATAATAAGGTTCATCATGATGGTATATCTTTTATCGAAACTGTTGATGCGCATACTTCTCATAGGTTTGAATATGAAAAACCTGTAAAGCCTGCTTGTAAAGATGAGATTGAAGTGTTTGAAGCGTATAATACTATAAAAGAATTTTTATATAACGTGTGATTATTTGCAAGTTGGCATAAATAATCATATGGCCGATAAAAAGTTTGTAAGTTTGCATGAATCTTATATGAGAAGATATGAGCGTGGAGGCTTTCTTGTAGGAGATGTTTTTAAATTTAATGATAACTTTAAAAGCACGGATGAATTTAAATCTTTAGGTACTAATACACAAGAGCTTTTACAGCAAATGATCGATTCTGGTCAGCATGTAAGAGTAGTAGGTATTAAGGATACAACTTCAGCGAGGTACCCTGCTAATGCAGATACAACGACATTAGACGTTGTATTAGACTTGGCTCTCGACGATGGAGGAGGACGATATTCACATCACGTATCTATTCCTAGTAATTTAGGACAATCAGAAGAATTTTATCCAAATCTACCTCCTATTCCTGATGTATTCAAGAGAAAAAGTAATGTAGTTATCAAGCCAGAAGAAGCTGAAACAACTCAAGCTCCAGAAGCTAGAGATGGTAACTCAGAAAGAGCGTTGCCTGATAGTAATGTAGATATTCCATCAGATGCAGTTACTCCTTCTCCAGCTGCTACTTCATACACACAGCAGTATTTCGGAGATTTAACTAAAGGACCTAGCTCTTACTAAATAATAATATGAAACATTCAGATTCGCTCTTACTGGAGCAAGCTTATCAAGCAACTCAACTAAAAGAAAATTTTTCTAATTTAACAGTCG